TCTGCCGTTTTTACAACTGTGTCAAACGTCCGCGCATTTCGTCTTGATTTTGAAGCTAGCAACGACGCAGAACCGCCAAGGCGGGCTTGGTTTGCGTTTTGCCGCAACTGCTGCTGTTTGAATTTGCTGTCTGAATTTGAAATTTTATTTTCTTCTTCAAACTCCTGTTCACTAAAGCTGGCAATCGCAAGATCAGAACCGCTACCAATAGCAATCCCGCGCCCTGCTGTCATTGCCATCTGTTGCCCTAAAATCTGATTTAATCTTTGTCTGCGCTGTGATTCTTCTTGAATCGCCCGCGTTTTTTCAAACTCTGCGCTTTGCTCAAGCTGTAACGCTTGCATCTCTGCCGCGTTTGCTTGCATTTGCGACCCTGCTTGATCTGCGTTATTTGCGGCAAACATAGAGCCTATACCGCCAACCAGCGCTAAGCCTTTAAGAGCTGACATGAAGCTAAAACCGCCCGCCGCCCCGCCAGCCGCAGCCGCCGCCCCGCCCGCAGCCGCCGCCCCGCCCGCAGCCGTTGCAGCCGCCCCGCCTGCCGCAGCCCCGCCTGTACCCGCCATCATCCCTAATAGCGCTGGCCCTATGCCCGTCATACGCTGACCTCCAAAGTCATACTTAACAAATCTAAATCAACGGGGTTTGGTTGTGTAATCTCAAAATAAGGTTGCCTATCAAAGCCGCGCAAAGGAACAGGCTTCCACCCCGTAAACTTCTCTGGTACTTGGTTTAATGTAACATCACCAAAACGCGAAAGCGATACTTTAATTTCTTCACCGCGCTTTGTCGTTACAGTAAAATTATTTGAGTTTAAAAGATTAAAGTTCGCCCGAACAAGCCTCACGCGCTCACCAAGAATACCTGCTCTTGGGTCCGTTGGGGGCAAGCTGCGAATTAACGGTGTCCAAGGTAAGCCAACCTCGATTGAACCTTGCAGGCTTTCCGTTGTGATTGCACCGCTACTCACTGCGTTTTGAAGTAACGGGTAGCCATCTTGTGACCGTATTGATACTGCCGCGCCCTCTAGGTGTCCAAGGCCACTCCACGAGGCTGTATCGGTGTCATTGCTCAATAGCTTTCCTGCATCCGTGTAATACGCATAATCAAACTTTTCAATATATCGCACCACACTTGAATCAATCGTGCGTTTCACAATGACATAAACGCTATTGCCGACGACAACTAAATCTTCATATGCGCCCGCTGTTTCCCACAAAGACCAAGCGATAAAACTTTGCGATCTTTTACGATTTAAGACAGCGATTGTCCCGTCTGAATTACAATAATAAGAATATTCTCCCGATAATCTTGTTTGCGCTTTTTGCAGGGCAATGCGCGTGGGATTTTTAATGATGTGTTCTGATACAGCAGATATATCATCGCTGACATACGATTGCTCAATATCTAAAAATAAATACTCGCGCACAATCTGCCCTGATTGCTCAACAAAAATTGTCGCACCGTCCGAAGATATAGGCCTGATACGGCTTATGCCATGTCGTGTTGCGCGTTCTAATTTAAAATTGCCCGGCGTTAGTGTCTGTGTTGAGATAATCGGCGCGAAATATTCCGCCGCCTGTGAAAATATCTGTAATGTTCTGCCGCCAAAAACAGATTCAATCGCGTTCACTTCGTCATCATCAATCGTGGCTTCAATGGCATCATCATCATTACCGCTACCAAGGTCAAAGTTAAAGAATCCTGCAAGTTTAGAGCCCCAGATTGTAGAGGGGCGGCTTCTTGAACCTCCAAACCATAATCTTTGCTGAAAGAAGGCCGCGCTTCTAGGCCATCCCCGCGTTGCACTCCATACCGCTTCCGCGCCATCGCCAAAATCAAACGTAGGGATATTAGATAAAGTTAACGCACTTGCCGCCCATGACGTGCTGGATGATCGTACAATTTTAAGCGGCGGTAGGTCAGGGTGAATCAAAATCACCGTGTCCAGTGATTGAATATAGTCCATGCTATTGATAATATCAGCAGTAAGCGTTGATAAATTTGTTGTTACCGTTGCTTGCAGAACATCATCTTCATAAACTTTTAATTCACCGGGCGTAAAGGCCAGCAGATAAGTTTGGTCAATATTAAATTGAAAAGAAACCAAGCGCCCCTGTTGGCTTGTCGTTGTGGTCGCAACGTATTTTGAACCGGGTCTGCGCTTGATTCCACCAAGGGGAGCAACATAAACATTTCGCAATCGCGCCGCGCCGTTCAAGTAAATGTCCCGATCAACCCGCCCCAACAAAGCAGGGCTGATCTCGCCAGCCGCAAAACTTGTTTGATTGAGTAGTGTCTTAGCCATTTATCCTCGTGAATTTAAAGCGGTAAAAGCAATGTCCGGTATTCTTTGTGTTGGTTGCTGTTGCGCGTCAAGCTGTCTGGCGCGGGCTGTTTCTTTATCTGCGGCACGATCAAAAACATTCATTTTACCCCCGTCCTCTTGCAAGGACATGGCAAACAGCCGTGCCAGGTGAAAGTTTAATGCGCGGATGAAATAGCTTGGCATGTCGGCTTCGCTAACATTGCGCTGGTAAATAACTCTTGCGGGCTTTACGTTTGTGTAAATCTGTCGTCCGTATAATTCGTATTCTTGCGCATTTTCTAACTGGATGATACGCAAGCAATCGCTTGGTAGTTGATACTGATAATTCCATGAAAAATCAGGCGGGGACGATAATGCGCCGCCAAGATCAACTTGTCTTAATGAAAACCGCCAAGGGTAATACTGCAAAAGAGTTTTTTTAGTGTCCTTATAAACGCTATTTGCAAGTTTGGCTTCCACTGTATTATCTGAAAAAGATGTGATATCGTCCGCGCCGACCATAATTAAAGACGTGTTGCATATTGAAATATCTGTTGTCATTGCTTGTCTTTCTGGCATCAAGAGGCTGTACGAACATAGAAGCAGAAGCGAGAAACCCGCTTCTGCTTAATTTTACTTTAACTCAATGCCGCCAATGCGCCAACAGTTACAGTAGCCGCGCCAGTCGCCGAAGTTACCTGCGCTAAGCCTGTGCCGTTGCTGCCACCGAGTATGATGAGATCATAACGCTTTAGCTGGTTTGTCGCACTGTTGAAGTAGCCAGAAGCCGCCATCGTCGCCACTGTTGCTGCTTCCTGATACAACCAAGTGTCAACCAAAGTTGAATTGGCGTGGTCAGATACTTTGTGCAAGTTTGCTTGTGAATAAGCCATAGTATTAGTTCCTTTCTGTTACGCTTGACGCGCTGTGATTTTGACAATACCAGTACCGTCAATGGCAACCGCGCCACAAGAGAACATAACAGTTGACAAGAATGCCAATTTTTCTGGAACGTAATTTGTTTCGCTTTTCATTTCCATGTTAAGACCAAGGCCAACGGAATCGCGGTGGAAGCCAAACAGTGTCACATCGTTTGAGCCATCTTTTGGAAGCCCTGTGAGTGTGCCATCGTTTTCCGTGCGATCATTGATTGTCACAATGTTAAAGCCGAGGTAAGGCTTGATATTGCCTTTAGCTGTAACATCAAATCTTTGCTGACCGTAATCAGAGCTGATAAATTTATCATCATTCAATAGATTACGATACGCGCGGTGATTCATAACAATCGTGCGCCCGTCTTGTGGAACGCCGTTATCATCAAGCGCACCCATAGCCGCAAGAAACTTCGCAAAGTTCATGTCAGTGTTTGCACCACCAACGCTGCTTGCAACTGTTCCTGTACCACCTGCGGCGGCAAGTGCATCAATCAAGATTCTATCCATGCGGCGACCACAAGCGTTCCGAAGAATGTCTGCAAGTTCCGTGATTTCATCAAAATTGATTTGCTTGTTTTTGAAAATGTCCGTGTAATCGGCAGCGTACCAATCATTCATTGCCGCTGTGACTGGCGCGTGTGCTACATCACTTGGGACAACGTCTGTGTGCATTGCTTTTTGAAAGGCAACGCCTTTGTTCATTACTGGGAATTGGATTGTTTTTGCACCAGCAACGCTTTTTTCACGAACCAAACCTTTTAAAGAATAACCTTCTTGGTAAACTTTGTGGACTTGGCTGTCAAAAAGGGTTACAGCACTATCATTGATTTCAATAGTCATTTGTGTTCCTCCATGAAACATTAAGTTGATTTTTTTTAATCAGCTTTGGTTGTTCCTCTTAGGAGGGCCATTGCCTAAGTGTTTTCGCTACACTTAGCGGCGGGACAGAACGTGGCTCAAGTAAAAGAGTTAATCACTAAAGTAGTTCCGCAATTAACACTTTACATCGTAGCGATTTTATTTGCAAGAGCCATTGCTTCCTGCTGTTTTTCTCTGTTTGATTTAATATCAGGCTCACTTAGCAATGTGTTTAGCTTCCCTTGGAAGTCTTTTTTCGATTCACTGCCAACACCTTCACCGGGCTTAGAAGGGATTTGTTTATCTGACGCGCGAATGATTTTATATAATAATTTTGCTTGTTCGGCTGTATAAACCATCCCTTCTAATGCTTCGCGCTCGGCTGGTAACAGCTTCGTGGCGGCGTAAGATTCAAGGCTGGAAAGCATTTTTTCGCCATCCTCGCCCATCTTTTTTAATTCTTCATCATAGACAGGAACATCAAAATAGCCCGCGTCTTGTGCATATTTGAGAACGGCGTCTGCCTGACCGTTTGTAAGCCCTGCTTCTTTTGCAAAGTCTGAATAGTGCGTGACAATATCTTCTTCAAGGCCGTAGGTTTCTTCAAATTCATACTTATCAGGAGCAACCCTTCCTTTTTCTTTCAAGGTTTTTTCTAATTCAGAATAAGATTTCGCCATATCCTCGGCTGATTTAAACTTTTCTGGAAGCCATTTGGGGCGTTCACCGTCATCCGCTTTTTCTTCTTTGCCGTCCGCTTTTTTAATTGCGTCCTCAACGCTGATTACCTCGCCATCACGATCAAGCAATTCACCACTAGGCTTGCTTGGCGCGGCGGCTTCTTCTGTTACAGCTTCTTCTGTTACAGCTTCTTCTGTTACAGCTTCTTCAACCTGTGCGGCATCCGTCATTTGGTCAACTCCCTGTTGATTAAAGTCTTAATATATTTTACTACGTTTTGTTCGCCAATTCTGGCAAACGTGAGGTTGCTCATGGCCACGCCATCATTGGCGTTCTGAATTAAAGTGGGTTTATCAAAGCGTGATTCTAAAATATCCAGCACACTTTCGCCATCGGCTGTAGCAAACAAGCGTTTAAAAACAGCACTCACCTCATCTAAATCATTATATTTATTTTCCACTTGGTTGCCCCTGCTGTGCCATCATTGCTTGCGCCGCCATCTGCTTTTCAGCAACCTCTTTGTTTTGTTCTTTTTCTGCTTTGCTATACGTCAATCGTTCGGGAACATTTAATTGATCGCCGATAAAGTCAATAACCTCATCCGCTTTAATCGCACCCATTCCAACTTCGGGGCCAAAGCTACCTAAAGCAAACTCAATGAAGCGAACCACATTGTTAATCTCGTCTTGCTGCTGCGATTGCGCAAGAGGGGATACAGCGTCAATGGCTATCATGTGGCCATCAACTTTAAAATCGTTCATGTTGATAATGTTTAACTTATCCAACTGATACAAACATATATTCACAAGCGGGTTAATCAATTCATATTGCAAGCGACCGTATGCGCTGCCAATGCGCTTGGCTAGTTCTTGCTGTCTAATGCTGATCTCTGTGGCTGTCTTAACAGGAAGGTTTACAGACCCCAGCGGCTCTGTGTACATCTGATCGTTTATGCTGGCCTCAAGGCGTTCGATTTCCATCTGCCCTGCTTGCAAGTTACCACCTGTTGGAAGCGGTTTAATGCTGGGGCCAAAGACGCCATCGTTAGCAGACACGGGAAGCATTGCGCCGGGGCCAACACGGATTGCAGAAATGTTAATCACGCCATCATCCACAACGGTGTATGTCGGGTGGGTGTTGATTTCCATAGACTGCATGTGCAATTTGATAAACTGATTCAGCGTTTTACCATCGTTCAAGCATACAATCACGGGGCCGCGCCCCCATTCTTCGCCGCTCATAACAGACCAGCGGGCGACAATCCAAGGGTTTACATCCATGTTGCGTTCGACAATAAACTTATCCGCAAACTTTTCTAAAAGCACATAGTAGCCAAAGCCTTCTTTTTCAATTTCTTTTTCTGTCTTGAGGTCGAACGCTTTAAATTTCTTGGGTGTTGTCCCCTCGATGCACCATATTTTTTTCTCCGGGTCTGCCTCTGCCATGGTTTTTAAATCGTTTGGCAGGTCTGCATCATCCCAAGTATCTAAAATAACGCCAACTTTAATTTGATAGCGGCGGTATATTTTATCAACAACACCCAGCGCACCTGTGGAAAAGCAAAGCTCGTTTAAAGGAACGGAAGTGAAAATCAAAGGCTGCTTTGGCGTGCCTGTGACCATAAGCGCGGCTGTGCCAATCATCAAATCACGGTAAAATTCACTGATCGCAAGGTCAAAGTTTGAGGTAAAGATGTGATCGAACAGCGTGTCTTTGATTTCTTCAAGCTGTGAGGCGGCTTCCTTTTTCTGATCTTTTGGAATCATTCTGCCGGGCTTTAAGTTTGTCCAGCGTTTCAGGTGCGGCGTTAGGCTTGAGTGGATATTGTTAGCTGCTTTATCAAAGGCGATGTAAGGGCTTGAGGTATAAACAGTTCTGCCCTTCTTTTGCCCTGACGCTTGGTTGTAAAAGTTTTCGCGTTCGGGGCAAAATAATTCCATTGCTTCACGATATAGCGTTTCCCAATTTTTTTGTTTATTGGTTTGCGCTGCATCATAGCGTTTTTTAAATTCCTGTGGCGTCATTTACGATACCCCTAATTCATCGCCTTCTGTGCCAAGCAACCCGCGTCTACCGCGCCGCTGCCTTTGCCTTAAATCATCAAGGCGGGCTTTCTCTGTAGCTTCTTTTTCAGCCGCTTCCTCTTGGATGCGCTTATTCTCTGCCCGCTGCTCATCAATCTGTTGCCGTTGCCTCGCCATCGCCTCATCTTGTGCTCTTGTGTCTGGTCTTTTGCTACCACCACCCATAGTTAAAATTCCTTCATAAGAGTTACACCAATTTCTTGATAATCGTATTTGCCCCAAAGATTTCTAAATAACGCCAAGTGATCGCGCATTGATATCCCCGGCGATGCCTCGCAGTAAGCCCGCGCACATCCCCATTCTTTGTATTGATTAACCGCTGCCTCGACCAACTTCCGCGCTACTTTTGTGCTGCGATATTCTGGCTTAACGTAAAATTGAAACATCTCGCCAATGCGCTCGACTGTATAATCGGTTTGATAATAAACCAATACATAACCAACAATCGCGCCATCAATCGAAGCGCATATCCCCGCCGTATCAGGAAGGCCAATATGCGCCCTGACCGTATCTTTCCAAAAATCAGGAGCAAGGGTTAGGCCCGCTGTTTGGAAATTGCTTTCGTGCCAGAACGTTTCTGCAAGGGCAAACATTTCTTCAAGGTTAGAAGCGTCCGCATTAAATATTTCAACTGATTCGGGTTGCACCATATTTTATTAAATCCCTGTAATACCCGTGGACACTAATTCTATTGAAAGATACGCCTGAGACCATCATGCAATTACCAACGCAAGACGGTATCAGAATACCTAAACGCAGCTTACGTGGTTTTTTAAAGGTTGGCAAGTACAGTATAATCGCGTTTTGTTCGGTTAGTTTTTTAATAACTTCGTTAATATTTTCTTTGTAAAAAGTAAACTCTACATTTTCAATCGTCTGACATACGCTCATAGATGCGTCACCAATCGCCGTATAAATCTCGCAATGGCGCATACCGTGGCGCGTAAACAGCCTGTAAAACCAGTTCAAGCGTGCCTTGCTGGTAAATACGATTAAATATTCCCTAAACTCACCAGTCTGTCGCATAGCTATACATTTTATATTCTGACCGTTTGCGCTGCTTCATCGTGTTTAACTCGCCCATTCCAGCAATCGCGTATTGCAACGCCTCATGCGGGTGCGAGTATTCATTCTTGTCGGGGTCCGGCGTATAGCGTGCGCTTCCAGATGAGCCGATTTTTCTGTAACGATAGCCGCCATTAAAACCTTTGCGCAATGCCTTGCAAGCCGCGCTAACTAAAAGCGCAGGTTCGCCTCCGATGTTACGGGATAAAATACTATTAACGCCCTCGATGCGCTCACCTGTGCGAAAGCCGGGCGAGGGCTGGACAATTAAGCCTTCACCGCGCAGGATTTCAAAGTAAGTTCGCTCATCGTTTTGAGATTTAAACGCGCCCGCCGGATCGCCCCACCATGTAATGTTATGATGCGGGAATGACGATGCCACCTCTTGCCGCAACAGCTTACTAAATGTCACCGCGCCTACATCCTCGCCGCATAGTTCCCATACGACCTGAACCTGCCCCTTGGGTGTGCTTTGCAGCACCACCGCCGCAGGGCTACGACCCGAAGCATCTATGCCGCCAATCAATGTTCGCGCCGGTATGAGTGAGATAGCCTCGCTTGTGAAGTGGAAGTCGTCGTTCCATGTGTCCTTGTAAACGCTCTTGCCTTCTTCCATGAATCCGTATTTACCGTGAACGTAAACATTTATCCACTCTTGCGTTTTACCAATCGACATATTTTCGTAATAATTATCAGGCAGGTTTTCTCTGTTCTCGCCGTATTTTGATATGCCGCTTGGCTGATAATACATCGCCACGTTTGAGGGCTTCGCTTCTTCAACCAGCTTATACATCCAGTGGGCATCGTCAGGCGGGTTAGTGTCGGCGATAATGCCATGCCATGTAGCACCACCATCAACCTTGCGCGGATATCTGCCCGGGCGCGTACATGCCTCACGAAAAATAATCTCGTCAATAAAGCGAAGTTCGTTAAAGAAAATACCAGTACACTCAAGCGACATAAGTTTTTTAATATCTTCCTCACCATCGAGCGCAAGAAAAATAATCTCTAAATGCAAGGTTGTGCCATCGCCTGTTGGGTGGGCGTGTTCTATGGTCTGTTTGTAAGGAGCGCGGCCTGTAATCTTCGCGCCTCTAAAGATGCCCTCACCAAACCATTGCTTCCACGTTGCCATTGTGGTCGTCTCAAGTTCGGGCAGGGTGTTACGCACGATAACCCAACGCGACATACGGACACCATCGCTGTTCGGCTTCTGCTTGAGCGCCCTCATGTAAACTTCCCAGCAACAGCCTACGCTCTTGCCGCTACCAACGGGCCCCATGGCAATGCGGATGAACGTATCGTCATGGTGGAATTTACTAAAGGTGCGGGAGGCTTTGTAATTTAAAGCTGTCATCGGGTACTATAATACCTCTATGGTTTTTTAAGCAACGATTTTTTTCTGGCCTTCTTATCTCGCGGAAAGCTTCGGTTCTTGCTGGCTGATTGAACGCGGAGATTACTTGGGCTATTATTGTTCGGGTTTCCGTCTTTGTGATCGACATCCTTGCCATCGCCCTTTTTAACCAGGCCTTTTTTCATCAAGCTATATCGCGCCCTGTTACGAGCGGCGCGCTTTTTCTTAACATGCGGCTGGCTGTCATATTTTCGTTCTTTGTCGTAGTCCCTAGACATCTTCAATAACCTCACCCTCAATGTCAACAACGCTATCCTTATCAAAAGATATGTTAATCATAACATTGTTTCCCTTCTGCTTGTTATCTTTTTCAAACAGGCCGTGCATTTTAAATTCCATCTCATGCGTTTTAATTAACGAGTGGGCAACATCCAGATTACCGCCATCCAATTCGTCTTCTAAAGCTTGTTGTGTTTTACGAAATCTTTTAATCGCTTCATCAATTCCTGACCGATCTCCAACACATTTTTCAATGATCTTCTGACCACGCGCCACAAATTGCCTGTCCTGCATGTAATCGGATAGCGATGATTGAGGCACTTTCGCCCGCTTAGCAGCAGCTTGCCAGTCGAAATCAATCGCCAGTTCCTGCAACAGCTTTGCTTCCCTTTGCAGTCTCTTTGGGGTTTTCTTCTTTGCCATTGTTACCTTCTTCATTGGTATTTTCGTTCAAACGCTCTTTGGCCATCGCTCGCGCAGCCCATTGACGCACGACAAACGACGCTTCCTCAAGCGATGCACCCTGCGCCATTAGATTGTTAATCTTATTTCGTATTTTATTATTAAGATTTTTCATAAACTGGATACTTTCTAAACTTCTTCGGTAATAAATGACCCGGCGAAACTTCATAAACGATAATACACGAATTTGGAATCTCACCACTTAAAACGTGATACTTAAAGATTTTACCCGTTTCCTTTACCCTAATCAAGTGGGTGTAGGCTAGGCTGTTCTTTTCTGGCTTCTGTGACGCTTCCTGATCGTCTTTTCTTTTTTGAGCCATACACGCCCTGCAATAGTATTCAACCCACTCCACGCCAGCGAAATCGCTGCGAGGGAGGTAATGGTTGTGTCCTTTACAAAATTCACTTTGGTGGCTTCCCCATATGGGGGTTCCATTCTCATCGAATCCCTCACTGGGAGGGTCTGATTTATGCGGCATAATGTTTCCTTTCTGCGCGGGTTGTCGTGACCGTAGTACTCTTGGTTGAAAAATACGCGTACAAGCCTCGCCCGTACGCGTATAATCATTTAATTATGGAATTTATCTAAACATTGTAACATTACAATAGTCCTCGCTGAACTTACTATAGCATTTCTCTAATTCTGCGACGCTAGGCCTTGCCAGGTACATTCCAACGCCTAAGAAAAGCAAAAAGAACACGCCGAATAAGATCTGTTTCATGATAAAACCCCTAATTGCTCTAGTAATTCATCGTCACTTGTGTCGATCGGCTTTGACTTGCGAACGATATAACCCGCCGCCCTTAATTGGTTAATCACGGCAATTTCGTGCGCCGTCATGACCGTTGCCCCGCCGTTTTGTTCCCGCATCTGATCCCATGGGACGCGGCCCGCGTCTGAGGTTGGATAAAAAATCGTAAAC